CCCATTCTTTCGTGAAGAGTCTATTGACGATGCCATCCGCATGGGTGAGTCATACGAGAAGAAGTACTGGGAACAGGACATGGAGGATGACGCATCTAATACAGCTTCTCCAGAGCGTTACGAAGTATTGGAGTTCTGGGGCTTTGTTGATACAGAGATCTTAGAAGCTAATGGCATACCCATTCCTAAAGAACTAAAGAACACAGAGCAAGTAAATGTAAATGCTTGGATATGTAATGACAAAGTGCTGCGTCTTGTACTCAATCCATTCAAACCTACACGTATACCTTACTATGCTGTACCCTATGAGTTGAACCCTTATTCTTTCTTCGGTGTAGGTATTGCTGAGAATATGGATGATACCCAAACTTTAATGAACGGTTTCATGCGTTTAGCGATTGACAATGCCGCACTTTCTGGTAATCTTATCATAGAAGTAGATGAGACTAACTTAGTACCAGGACAAGACCTAAGCGTATACCCAGGCAAAATCTTCCGTAGGCAGGGGGGTGCTCCAGGACAAGGAATTTTTGGTACTAAGTTTCCCAACGTGGCAGGTGAGAACATGCAACTATTTGATAAGGCGAGGGTATTAGCAGATGAGAGTACAGGCTTTCCTAGCTTTGCACACGGGCAAACTGGTGTATCTGGGGTTGGAAGGACTGCCTCTGGTATTAGTATGCTTATGTCTGCGGCTAATGGATCTATTAGGAATGTTGTTAAGAATGTAGATGACTATCTCATTGGACCTCTAGGTCGTGCATTCTTTGCTTTCAACATGCAGTTTGACTTTGATAAATCTATTAAAGGCGACTTAGAAGTTAAAGCTTCAGGTACAGAGAGCCTAATGGCTAATGAAGTACGCTCACAACGTCTTATGCAGTTCATAGGTGTAGCATCTACTCCAACACTACAGCCCTTTGTAAAATCAGACTACATTATACGTGAGATAGCTAAGTCTATGGATCTTGACCCAGATAAGGTAACTAACTCCCTGAGCGATGCCGCTATCCAAGCTGAGATCCTTAAGAAGTTCGCACAGCCACCAGCAGCCCCACCAGTGCCTGAAGGCGCTCCTCAGGGGCCTCCTATGCCAGAAACACCAGGCGCACCAGGATCGGCTCCAGGGCAGGCTGGGGTATCAGTGAGTGATACTACAGGTGCAGGCGGTGGTAACATAGGCACAGGCACAGTACCTACTCCAGGTGAGCAAGGCTTTTCGGGTTCATAATATTGGAAAATAAACTTAAAAAGATAGTTAACGATAAACCTGTATGGGATGCATTAGTTGCAACCCTAAATGAAAAGATATCTAATGTCCATCGTAAGCTAGAGCAAGAGACTACAATGGAAGCTATGTATCGTGCTCAAGGTGAGATTATGGCGCTTCGTAGATTGACTTACTTAAGGGATGAAGTAAATGGTCCAAAGTAGTGTAGACTCACAAACGACTAGAGAATTTAAAGAAGGCGGAGCAGTAATGGAAGACACATCAAACGATATGGATGCTATGCTACTAGAAGAGCAAGTAGATCCTGTAAGTGGGAACACTGCACCCTTAGGAGCATTACCTGCTGAAGTACGTGACGACATAGACATTGCAGTAAGTCCTAATGAGTTTGTAGTTAATGCTGCTACTGTACGGTACTTCGGTCAAGAGTTCTTTGATAACTTACAAGACACAGCTGAAGATGGCTGGGAACGTATTGCAGCAAATGATGATCTACCATTCCGTGATGATGAGCTTGAGTTTGAAGAAACAGAAGTGGCACTAGAAGATGAAACCCTACCTAAGCGAAGCTTTGCTAAAGGTGACTTGGTGATTGGAAAAGGTGACACAGTTGAAGCTACAGGCGAACAAGCTGAAGGGTATGAAAACGTCCCTGACGCTGTAGGTGGTGGCTACGGTGGCTACGGTGGATCAGGTCAATCCTATATGGGTTACGACAGAAAGCCGTACATAAACGAAGACGGTGATGAGATTGTAGTCTACTTCTATAATGGTAGACCTTTAAGTAAGATACCTGAAGGTTACACAGAGACAGGTGTTACAGATGACGATGGCGGTTCTGTCGGTACAGCTATTACGGGCGCTATTACTAGAGAAGTAGAACAAAAGAAAGATCGGGATGGCTCAACACAATGGGCTAGAGACATTGGCGTTATGGAAAGTGCTTCAAACGAAGAAGTATTTCGTGCAATGAATATGTCACCTGATGGTACAAATTTAAATGAAGGATATTGGAGCCAAGACCCTGAAGGTTGGAATAGCAGTGATTGGAATGACTACAACGAAAGCTTAAATAGTGGAGTTAAAATTCCAGGTACAAATATAAGGATTAATGCTGCAGAAGTTTTACTTGGTAGTATATCTGCGCTGTCGGGTGCTCCTGGCTACATATTTGGCGCTATGATGGAGTTAGGTAATAATAATTTAGCAGATAAAGCTAATACGTGGGCTAAAAATGCTCTTAAAAATAAATTTGCAAGTACTACTGTAGACCAAAGAACAATACTAAATACAGCATATTCAACAGGTGTGAAGCTAGGAGAAATAGCTGAGGGTGTAAGTATAGAGGAGTGGGCTAAAAAAACCTACAAGATTTCTACGTTACCTGAGGTAGATCAAGCAAAAGTAGATGCACGTAGAGGGCCTGTCTCTAACTTAGGCTATGGTTGGACACAGGGTCTTAATGCACGAGAGTTAACTAATGCTATAGAAATACATAATCGATACTCAAGTGCTGAAGAAAGAGCAAAAGGTTCGGCTACTATAGATAAGAATGGACGTATCATTGGTTCAATAGCTGGTATAAAAAATGACGGTGGATTTCAACCTGGAATATATGCAGGGACCAATGGTATAAATATGCGTTATTTACCACCAGCTGAAGTTCGGGCAAACTATTATACTAATGCCTTTCAAACTATTGGTTATACGGTAAGGATGGATGCGTCAGGACAAGCGTACTATATGGTCGGCGATGGATTTGGCACTAGAAAAGTACTTGTCCCCGCTGGTTCTGTAAGTACTAACGGTGATAAAATAGAAGTCACTCCTACAAGCTCAAGCACTAGTGCTGGCGGCGGTGCTGGCGGCGGTGCTGGCGGCGGCGGTGCTGAAGCTGAAGCCATAGATAATCAGGCTATTAAAGATGCTGAAGCTCAAGCTATAGCTAATCAGGCTACTTCTACCCCCATAGTTTATGCGGGTGACGTATCCAGCCCTGTTACTTCTATAACTTCACAACGAAGAACTGCAACTGATAGAGCTAACGAACAAGCACAACTATCTAATGCAGAACAAAAAGCTGCAGCTTCAAAAAGTTTCAAAGAAAGAAAAACTGAAGAAAAGAAAAACGAATCTGCTGCTAAAGAAGCGGGAGCTAAAAGAGGTATTGGCGGTCAGTATGGAATGGCTGAAGGTGGCTTAGTAAAAAAACCTAAGAAGAAGTAAGACTATAATAACCTATAAAAACAATAAGGCTACCCAGCAATACTCGCTGGCCCCACATAAAGGAAATACAATATGGCTGAACTAGCACAAGTACAAACACCAAAGAACGCAGGATTCGTACAACCTAAAGGCGGCTCACTCGCAAACAAGCGGCGCATTGAGAAAGAAGAAGCAGAACTTAATGAGCTACTAGAAGGACAAGCCAATGGGAAACAGGAATCCGATGGCGAGGGACTTGCGTCAGCCAAAGTACAAGATACAGATAATACCAAACAAGAAGAAGCCGACACTAAAGTTGAAGCACAAGAAGAAAACTTAAGCAGCGAAGAGAAGACTTACAAGAAACGCTACAGTGATCTAAGGAAGCACCTGAATAAGCAGTCTGAAGAGATTAAAGCTATGAAGGAGCAGATGAACAATTCAGGTGCAGTGCGTCCACCCACCAGCGATGAGAGTATTGAAGCTTGGGCTAACAAACATCCTGATATTGCTGGCATAGTTGAGACTATAGCTGAGAAGAAAGCACAAGAGAAGTTTAACCAAGCAGACACTAGGCTAAAGCAACTAGATGAGATGAACGCTACAGCAGAACGCACTAAGTCAGAGAACGAGATACGCTCTATGCACTCAGACTTTGATGACCTACGTTCAAGTGATGTATTCCATGATTGGGCTGGCGAACAACCTAAGTGGGTACAGGATGCTTTGTATGAGAACCAAGATGACCCTAGATCGGTTATTCGTGTTATTGATCTCTACAAGGTAGACAACGGCATGGACATTAAGGGTAAGAAGCAAGACAGCAAGAAGGCAGCTTCTTCCGTTGTAAGCAAACGTACAACTAAACCAGACGATGATAACCCTGCAGGACACCTACGTGAGTCTCAGGTAAATCGTATGTCTGCACAAGAATACGAGGTAAACGCAGACTCTATCATGGATTCTATCAGAAGTGGTAAGTTTATTTATGATATTTCTGGGGGAGCACGTTAAAAAGGTATTGACAATACGTAGATAAGTGATATAACTATGTATGTTAACTACACAGCGTAAAGCCCTATTATGTAGCTACCTTTACACTGTTAAAATAAGCAAGCCAAAAACTACTAAGATAAGACTTACCTGTTCAAGTATAGGCCCGAAGTTCTGAAGTTGGCAAACTAAAGAACATCTCGCACCCTAAAAAAGACAGCCCCTTACACAGTGTTTAAGCTTAATTAATTATAAGCCAAACATCTATGGAGGATTATTCTATGGCTTTTTCAACAGCATCGGGTAACGGAAACTTACCAAATGGTAACTTCTCACCCATCATCTATTCCAAGCAAGTACAGCTTGCATTTCGTAAATCCACCGTATGTGGCGATATTACCAATTCAGACTATTTTGGTGAAATTTCTGCACAGGGTGATACAGTAAAAATCATCAAAGAGCCTGAGATTTCTGTTAAAGAATACTCACGGGGTACTCAAGTTACCGCCCAAGATCTTGATGATGAAGATTTCTCATTAGTCGTTGATAAGGCTAACTATTTTGCCTTTAAGATGGACGATATTGAGGAGGCGCATTCACACATTAATTTCATGGAACTCGCCACTAATCGTGCAGCATATCGTCTTTCTGACCAGTATGACCAAGAAGTCTTAGGCTACTTGTCTGGCTTTAAGCAATCAGCTTTACATGCAGTAGCAGCAGCAGTTAATACCACAGTAAACGGCACAGTCGCTGTTGACACTGCAGGTACTGACGAATTGTTAAGCTCTATGAAGTTAAACAAAGGTAGCTTTGGCAACATTACTACAACTTCTGCAGGGGCACACTCTATTCCCTTGACAGCACGTATGCCAGGTGCTACATCACTCCCAACTGCTACAGCATCACCAGCAATGGTTGTCGCACGGATGGCTCGTCTTCTTGACCAGCAGCAAGTGGACACACAAGGTCGTTGGCTTGTTGTAGACCCAGTGTTCATGGAAATCCTGCGTGACGAAGATTCACGTTTCATGAATGGCGACTTCGGTGAGTCAGGCGGATTGCGTAATGGCTTGTTCATTAACAACTTCCACGGCTTCCGTGTATACACTTCAAGCAATTTGCCTGCAGTGGGTACTGGCGCAGGTACATCAGGTACAGCAAACCAAAACGCCAACTTCGGTGTTATCGTAGCTGGTCATGATTCTGCTGTAGCAACTGCTGAGCAGATCAACAAGACAGAAACGTATCGTGACCCTGACAGCTTTGCTGACATTGTTCGTGGTATGCATCTATACGGTAGGAAGATTCTTCGTCCTGAAGCAATCGTCACTGCCAAATATAACGCAGCGTAAGGGAGGAAATAACTTATGGCTACTTTAACCACATTTTTAGCACCCACTCGTGGGACAGGTAATCCTTCACGGAAGCCTTACATGATCGAGAATACTGTCGATCTTACTGCGAGTGCAGTTGACGCCTCATCTGGCGACATCATCCAAGCACTAACAGTACCTGCTTCAAACGTTATTCTATGGGCTGGTTTCCAAGTTATGGAAAGCGCCACTATGGATTCAAACACTGACGCAACGGCAATTCTTGGTAACGCTGCAGATAACAACGAGTATGTTGCAGCATTTGATATTGATGGAGCAACAGATCTTGTCTATGCACCATCCGTAGCTCCAGCTGGAGTTCTTGTCAACCCTGCAGACGAAACACTAGATCTTACTATTGCAGGTTCAGGGTCAACCTTTACTGCTGGTAAACTCCGTGTGTTTGCTATGTTGATGGACGTAAGCGAAGTCGGAGACATGACTGCTCAAGAAGTAGATCGTGACTTGCTTGCTTAAATAAGACAACTTTAGGGGCTGGCTTTTTGTTAGCCCCTTTAGCTTACCTTAAGGATATAATATGGCATATGATTATTTAGGCTTAGTTAATGACGTAAACAGACGGCTTAACGAGGTTGAACTTACTGCTACTAACTTTACCTCTGCAGTTGGTGAGTATGCTATGGTTAGAGACTCAATCAATGTAGCTATACGTTACATTAATCAACACGAGTTTGCGTATCCCTTTAACCACGACACTAACTCTTCTGTATTAGTTCCAGGAGTAACACGTTATTCAATACCAACTGATGCTAAGTATATAGACTACAACACAGCTAGACTAAAGAAAGACGCTGCAATTAGTTTTACAGGTCAAACATTAGATACACTTCCTTACAACGAATATATAGACAGACAATACATAAATCAAGAAGATGACATTAACTCTACAACTCTCAATGGTTCACACTCAATTTCTGTAACAACACTAACTCTGACATCTACAACTGGTTTTACTGCTAGTGGTACTGTTTACATAGGTGGAGAGCAAGTTACATATACAGCTATATCAGGTAATGACCTTACAGGCTGTACTAGAGGTGCTAACGCAACCACTGCAGCAATTCACGCCAGTGGTACTATAGTCACACAATTTGTAGAAGGTGGAGCACCTAGATTTATTGTACGTACACTAGACAATAACTTTTTACTGTACCCCTTCCCTGACAAACAGTATGAGTTATCATTTGATTATTTTACATTACCAACAGACTTAGCTGCTGCTACAGACGTACCTAGTTTACCTGTGCAGTTTAGATATATCATAGTCGAGGGTGCAATGTACACGGCATACATGTTCAGAGGAGAGACACAAGAAGCTAACTTTATGAAGAGTAACTTTGAAGAAGGCATCAAACAAATGCGTAGTCTGTACATCAACAAATACGAATATATACGCTCTACTGTTACTTCGGGTAGCACTAACGGCGCATTCGCTTCTCAAAGTAGAGTCCTATAATACATGGCTACTAATAGAGAATCATTTCCTGTAGAGTTTAAGGGTGGCTTAATTACAAATTTAAGCCCTCTTCAACAAGGTATTAACATGCCTGGTTCTGCTGCAACCTTAAAGAACTTTGAGCCATCTATTACAGGTGGCTATAAGCGTATACTAGGGTTCTCTAAGTTTGATCCTTTTATTATACCTCCTTATGGCTCTCCTGTTGTTTTTGGTGCAAGTCAAACTGGTACAACTTTTATTATAGCAGCAACTCATACTAGTCCCGCTGCAGGAGACACATTTACTGTTGCAGGTATTACAGGAACATATACTGTTGGAAGCGTGGCTTTTGATGGAGCTAGTAACAGAACAACTTTAACACTAACTACCTCACTAGCTTCAAGCCCTGCTAATGGTGCTGCAGTTACGTTTGTTACTGTTAGTTCTACCTTTAGGACTTTAGGTGTAGAGGTCTTTAATGACACTGTAATAGTAGCTTTAAACAGTGATGTATTTAAAACAACAGGTGCAGGCTATACTAAAATAAATGTACCTTCCTACGGCACTGTACTTGTAAATGGTGCAAGTCAAACGGGAGCAACACTAGCAGTTGATGCCCTATCTGCAGTACCTCGTGTAGGAGATATATTTACTATAGCAGGTGTTGATAAAGTATACACTGTACTTACTACAGCCACAGTATCTTCTGGCGGCTCTACTCTATCAATTAGTCCTGATCTAGCATCAAGTCCTGCAGATAATGCAGTGATTACTTTTATTAGCTTAAGTAGAGAGGGTGCTCTAAGAACAAGATTTATTGAGTACAACTTCACAGGTACTAAAAAGCTTGCTATCGTTGATGGAGTAAACGCACCTGCCCTTTTTGATGGCAGTATTTTTACCGCCCTAGTAGATGCACCTACAGATGTTATTAGTTCAACTCAAGTTATTGCTTTTAAGAACCACTTGTTTTTTGGCAGTTTAGATTTATTAACTTTTACTGCACCTTTTTTAGATACAAACTTTGATGCTGGTGATGGCGCTGGTAACATTCGTGTTGGTGACAATATTACTGGAATGTCAGTATTTAGAGAACAACTTATAATCTTTACAGAAAAATCTATTTTTAAGTTAACGGGAACTTCTTTAAGTACTTTTGCATTAGCTCCTATTACCCTAGACATTGGTTGTATTGATGGAGACACCATTCAAGAAATAGGTGGTGACATTATGTTCTTGACTGAGGATGGACTAAGACTTCTTTCTGCTACTGATCGTATTGGGGACTTTGGACTAGGTGTAGTATCTAAGACTATTCAAGACGTTATGACTAAGTTTATTGCTTCAGCTAATATTTTTTCTAGTGTAGTTCTTAGGTCCAAGTCTCAGTATAGGGTGTTTGCTTTTAATCCTAATATTATTGGTTCGGCATCTAAAGGTATTATAGGAACACAGTTTTCACCTCAAGGTGGTGAGGATATGGCTTGGGCTGAAATAAGAGGTATGGAAGTTTTTGCTGCTTCGAGTAAAGTTGTAGACTCAAGAGAAGTAATTGTATTTTCTTCTAATACGGGTTTCTTGTTTAAGATGGAGGATGGAAATAGTTTTGACGGTTCTAATATATCTGCTGAATACCTTTCACCCTTTCTACCTTTAAATGATCCTAGAACTAGAAAAGCAATATACAAAGTTTATCTTTATACAGATCCTGTAGGTTCAGTTAACTTTGACTTTAACTTGAAGTTTGACTATGACGAATTAAACTCTGTCCAACCTGAAACAATATCTTTTACTAATCAAACTACTGCTATTTCTTTTTATGGTGATAATGTTTTTGCAACGTATGCCACCACAGCTTCAGGCTCCAGTGGAGCAACTTCAGTAACAGTAGCAGCTAACACAAATATGGTTATAGGTGATGGCTTTGTTGGTACAGGTGTACCTGCTAGTACAACTATTACAGGTATAAGCGGTACAACTATTACAATAAGTGCTGCCCTAACAGCTACAATAAGTAATGTACGAGTTACTTCTAGTGGCTCTGTCTTCGGCGGTAAAGTACAAAATATATTTAGCACTCAAACAGTAGGCACAGGTTTTACAACAGCAATATCTTTTAAGAGCGTAAGTCAAGATCCCCCTTTCTCTTTGGACACAGCTATGTTAGAATACTCCACGAAATCAAGAAGGTAATATTATGGGCACTGGTTACACAAGAAATGATACCACAAACAACATTGCTGACGGTAATGTTATTAATGCTGCAGACCTTGATGGTGAGTTTGACGCAATTGTAACGGCACTCTCTACAGGAGGTCACACACACGATGGCACTGCTGCTGAAGGCGGTCCTGTTACTGTCGTTGGTCCTGCACAAGACTTTGTTGTAAGTGCTTCTATTGTATCACCTAAGACTGACAACACGTTAGACCTTGGTACTTCTACACTAGAGTTTAAAGATTTGTACCTAGATGGCACAGCACATATTGATACACTAGATGTAGACGAGAATGCTAACATAGATGGTAACTTAGCTATTGGTGGTACTCTTACCGTAACAGGCACTACAACATTTAACGGTGGTACAATTACTCTTGGTGATGCAGCTACAGATAACGTTGTGTTTGCTGCAGACGTTGACTCAAGCATTATACCTGATGATGATGATACGTATGACCTTGGTTCTGCAAGTCAAGAGTGGCGTAATCTATTT